TATGTCATTCTCAGCCACGACTGCATAAACTACGACCTTTGTGATTTCTTGATCCTGAGTGACGGTATATTGAAGTGACTTTGTAATTTCAATGCTTGGTCTGATCCTATACTCAAGTCCTTTGGTGATCTCGGTTATTAATTTAATTGTATAGCCAAGCGTCTTTGTTATTTCTTCGGCCTGCTTAACACTGTACTCAAGACTTTTAGTGATCTCTTGATCCTCCGCAACAACATATAAAAGCGATTTAGTAATATCAACATTTGATTTGACTATGTACTGAGTACCCTTAGTTATTTCAGAGCTAACCTCAACGCTGTAAACAAGCCCCTTGCTAATCTCGCTATCAATTACCACTCGATATTCCAGTCCGAGACTTACCGCTCCGGGAATTGTGATCACAAGATATTGAAGCGATTTAGTTATTTCATCCTGACTGATCACTGTGTACTGCAACCCTTTGGTGATATCTATCTTACCAGCTACTTCATAGTCTAACCCCTTGGTGATCTCGTCCAGGGTCAACACGGTATAGCTTAAGCCCTTAGTGATGTCGCTAAATAAAGATACGAAGTAATCAAGCGTTTTCTGAATTTCTCCCTGAGTTATAACTCTGTACTGTAGTGACTTAGTAAGTTCCGGCGGTGTTTTAAATACAGTATATTTAAGCCCTTTGGTAATATCGACTTGTAAAGAAACAAAGTAATCAAGACCCTTAGAAATTTCATCGATAATTTTGACAGCATAATCTAAGTCCTTGGCAATTTCATCGTCAGTCCTGACGGTATATGCAAGCCCTTTGTCGATCGATGCCGGCGTAGCGATCACTGTATAAACTAATCCTTTGCTTAAATCAATCGATAAAATTACGTCATACTGCAAGCCAATACTAATCTGATCAGGTATTAAAATTTTATATGCCAATCCTTTCTGAATATCAATCTCAGTCATTACCGAGTAGGACAACGACTTCTGTATAACAGCTTCAGCCATTACCTGATACTCTAAGCCCTTGTTGATGTCAGTATCTATGACTACTCGATATTCTAAGGATTTTGAAATATCTGTAGAGCTGATGACTACGAATGCCTGAAGACTGTTAAACTTAACTTGATTGTACGATATCGCATTAAACATCTGATCGTAATTAAGTTAAGAGAAAAGGAGAGGCTCGACTATAATCTGTTGGTGCCTCTCCTTGTGATGACTATCCCTGTGGCTTTTTTTCAGCCGGCTTTTCTTCCTTAGAGGCTTTTGACTCAGCTACCTCTTTAGTAGCAATTAAATTGCCTGTCTTTTGCAGAAGACTTGCGACCATTACTGATTCACTTCCTTTGATAGTTACTCTGCTCAAAAAGATAGCAATTGCTTTTAATTCTCCGATGCTAAACATACGTTATTTGTTAATTTATTATCTACAAAACTTTTGCTTCTCGACTAACCGCGTGATGCCTAAATCAATATTACCTTTGTCGTTAATACTACCTACGTCACCAGTCTGATAACCATTGATTACTATCTCGTCATCAATGATTTCGACCTTGACGTCTTCAGGAATTACATAGCCTTTCTCTCTCTCGCCATACTTGGTGACAAAACAAATTCCAGTTTCAGTCATTCCGTAGACACTTAACAACTTGGCGTTTGGTAATTCCTTTTCAACCAACTCAACTAAATCCTGCAAGGCGGGTCCACCACCAGTGATGATCTGCCTGACTTCACTTAATAATTCTTTTGGCGTTTCTTTTATAACCTTACTCAATGTTGCTGATAAACCAGCAATCAAACTGGGCTTGTATGATTCAAATACCTTTGGCAAAAATCCCTCTGGCGCGTCACCTAAGTCAAAATTTCTAACGTAATCATAATTGCTTAATTGAGTGCATTGCCAAAATCCAAGGTTAGGAAGCTTGGCCGTAAACAAATTATAAGTGTTGGCAGGATTTTTCTTCGTGCCTTGAACGTCGGCTAAAACTATAAAGCTATCCATAGTCTTAGTCACTTGTTCAATCATTTTTTTAGAGTACGGAATAACTTTTGGGAATCCCGTAGTCCCACTTGAGCACATAATTCTCATAATTTTTTTCTTAATTCATTAATATTAATCTTCTAATTGTAATCGACTACCGCTTGGTAATCTTATTTTAGAACCACTGTCTTTAACTTTGATTGATCCAGTAATTTCATCAAGGTCAAATCCATTCATGTCAAGATATTTAGCATCTTCAACTAAAATGTTAGTTATCTTAGCGTCGCTGGCCAGTAAAGTACAACTCCCGGTTGCAGTGTTAATCCAAATATCTCCGGTCGTTTTATCAATATAGCAAGCGTGACTCACAGTAAAAGTTAAACTTGCCGACTTAGCGCTATCACCATCATAAGACCACATCTTCTTTTCGTCATCTTTTTTGGATCCAGCAGTGCAATCAACTTTTAAAGTAATGTAAGGGTCAAGTACAGCTCCGGCTATATCTGTGATATGTTGAAGTAAAACCACAAGGCTTGGTGTAGTATACGCTGTGTTAATAACCCAGGCGGTAGTATTCCAAGACACATAAGTTGCCCACATAGTTCTAAGACCTAACTGTTCATTCAAAGCAAACTCGGGAGAGTTAGCAATACTTTCTATATAAACTCTCGGGCTAAAATCATCACCTGCGGCTGAGTAAGCTGTAATTGTCATGGTAGCAGAGATGATCGTACTGCCAGGATAAAGTCCTACTAAGGGGAACCTAAAATAAGCGTGAAGATCAGAAGTATCCAAAGAGCCGGGCGAACATTCTACAAAATTACCAGCCCTATCACAAAGTCCAAGGTTAGTACAATCAGCATCATCAATCCCTTGTACTATCGATGAGAATAAATCAAGCTGTCCCATTTTGCCATTCTCCTTTCTCCGCTAACTCCATCGCTTGGTCGAACAATCCTCCCGTCCCAAAGGCCTCATCAATGCATTTCTTCAATTCATTAATACAAGATTCTTTTGTGGCATCAATGCAAGCAGGACACCATTTTTCAGCCTTATGATTCCAGCGACCTTTATCTCCACCCTCACTTAAATTAAGTAACATCTTAGCTATTGAACAAAACTTATGATAAGCAGGGGCAATCAACGACTCATCAACATAAACATCAAGAACAGTTCCTCTGACACACTTCCTGTCATTGCCTTCGATCGTTTTATCCAAACAAGTAAATTCTGCGTCACCCATCTTTTGGTCTTTTGAAACCTGCAAAAACTTTTCAGATATCTCTCTGATCTGTTTCCAGTCCATGTCAACATTTATTTCTCCGAGCAATTTCAAAGCAGTATCTTCGTAATATTTTCTTATTTCTGCGAAGACTTCAGTTGCCGGATATGTTGTTGTGATTTCTTCTGCCATACTTGTGTAAAATTTGTTAAGTTTTTAGACGCCTCTGTTATTGATTCACGGTAAAGCGGATAGTATAATTCTAATTCTTCTCTGGCATCATCGAATGCTTTTTTTCTAATGCTCTGCATTTCTTTGATCACGTCTTTAGCCACCTTAATATCTTCCTTACTCTTGGCGTGATGTATCATATGCTCAACTTTTCTAACGCCCTGATATAATTTAGTCAAGCCTCTTTTCTCACCAGTCAATAAACTTAACTGTTGAGTGCTGGCAAACGGATTCATTTTACAATTAAACTTTTTCATCGGGTAATCCTCAACGCCTGCGCCAGTCCTAAACTTTTTAATCCTTAAACGCCACTCTGCTTTCAGTTCCTCGTCGCCGTCATCAGGAATAAGACCAACAAGTTCATCAAACTTTTCAGTGAAATATTGTTCCCAATCATTTAGATTGTAGAGTAATTCTTGTTTTAGGTACATAACTTGGGTCGTAATCTTTAATTGAAAATATCATTTTACCAATATGGCCAAGGTTCACAGTAGTGTCAACATAAACCTTGTATCCTAAATTTCTCGCCCTTTCGCAAAAAGCATAATCCTCTGATAAGTCTTCGTCAATATAACTATCCATTGGCCTGAATGGACGTTTGCAGTCATCATAAATTTTTTGTAAGCATTCTTTTTTGATGAGCATAAATCCGGTACCAGCATAGACTACTTCCATCAGGCCGTGTTCAATCTCAGTTCTTCTTATCATTTCTTTTTTGTCTTCCATGTCTTGCTGAGTATCGAATGTTCTCAATACCGGGTGGTGATCTACTTCTCTCGTAACGTACATCCCGCAGGTAATATCTTTGTCGTGTTCAACCAATTCATCAACTATATTTTTATTAACATTCCAAACTATGTCATCATCAATCATTAATAAATAATCGCAATCTGATTCCAGCGCTTCTTTGCCAATTAAAGTTCTCGTTCTACTTATCAAACTACATCCTACTTTTACTCGCCAATCTATCTTATGCTTAGAAGTATTAATCATGCCTAAAATGCACTGCATGGTTTCAGGTTCGATCGCACTTAAGATTGGAGTGACTAATCTTATTTTCATATTAAGTTGCTACTATTACTAATTCATTATCACCAGTACACCACCATATATAAGCATCGTGGCCTGTTCCAAAATAATGTTTTTTTCCATCATCAGTATGTAAGTCGCCAGCGTGCCATGCATTGCCGGCCGCATCAAATTGATGCTTTGGCGTAGTCCCTGTTAAGAATACAAAGCCTCTATTCGTACCACCCGTCATTGTAAAATACATATTATAATCTGAGGCAAAGTGTTCGGTAGCATAGTCGGCACTCATGTACATTCTATAGTCAGTTAAACTATCCCATAAACAAAATCCATAGGCCGCACTACCTCCTGAAACATGATATCTGCCATGCACCTGATTAAACTGCAAGGCGGCCGTTCCCATGTTAGCTCCGCCGTCTGCGTCTGGATTCAAAGAAGTATTTAAGATAATAGTATTAACATCTATGCCTGTGAGGTTTAATAATCCTGTAGCGGAATTGAAAGCTAAATTAGTTCCAGTCTTCGGGGATAAATCACCAGTGGCGGCGTTAACGAACAAAGGGAAGCAAGTAGTATCGGCACTCTCATCTGCTACAGCGTCATGAATATTAAGGGCGGCGTGAGCAGACACGTCAACTCCATCAACGTCGCCAGCAGTTATTAAATTGTCAACGGTTAAATCTGCAAAAGTCGGGCTGTCCGCTATTTTCAAATTCTGATCAAAGGCTTCGTCTAAAATCCCCGCAGTTAAGAGCATGGCAAATCTAATACCCTGAGGATGTTCTTTGGCCACAGTCCCCTCCTGAGCCCTTACGATTGTTATTGCGTCAGTTGATCTGGCCGTCCCCCTGACGATCTCCATGTCCGGGTCATCCGTCGGGTCCGGGTAGGCTACGTCATCCCAAAGAGTACCCATAAAATCACCGCTCGATGGGAATTTAGCCCCGTCGCCCCCGGTGATATTAAGAGTCGTTGCCCCAATGGCCAACGGGTTATCGTCTACCAACGACTCTGCATTATTTTCCTTTTTTAGAAATGCCATATTAAATCTTATTTATTACCAACTCTTATAAACCCCTCGTCTGTTAACCGCAAGTCGGGGTAGTTACTCTGAACGATCGTGTCGTTCGGCAAAATATAATTAAGGAAGTATTGCGCTTTGAACCTATAACCAAATTCGTAGGTTCTGCAACTGACCTTTTTATCGCCTATTAAGAACACGTCGTTTTTATATTTATGAATTAACTTAGCTCCCTCGGGTACTAAAATGCAAATGCTCTGACCTCCCTCAGCCTTTGCCATTATAAATCTTTTAACTTTTGATTGGTCGATCTCCCCTACTTGATGGAAGACTCCGTCGTCACTATCTTTAACTGGCAATTGGAATTGCTGAAGCTCAGTGCCGTCATTATAAACGACTCCCCATATCCAGCGCTCAATTTTGACTTCCTCTTTTTTCCCCTCTCGATTGAATAGAAATTTCATATTGTTGTGTTATTTATTAAGAGCCCCGAACGTAGTGGCCGGGGCTCTTGAGTTAGCATTGAGTTGCTGGTCACCACGCATTGAGTTGCGTTGTATTATTAAGTTGTCTTATTTGACTTTCTTTGCTTTCTTGGCCGCGCCTCTCTTGAGTGATGCCTCTGCTACCTTGTCGTAGTTTGGCATTGTAGTTTTTCTCAAGTAGTCAGGCTCGGTTGGTTTTGCGCCGTCTGCCTTAGGGCAAGGATGCTTAAGATAATCTGCGTTATTTTTAAACACCTGCTGGCATGGGCTACATGTTGTTTTTCCCATAAATTTATATATTATTTTTTAATATTCAATTTAGGATTGTTATCTCTAAATTCGTTATATCCCAATAGCATATGACATTTTTTACATAGTGTACGGCCATTATCTATATCAAATCTTAATTCAGGAAACTTTGAAAAAGGCTTTATGTGGTCAGCTTCAACATATTTTTTCTTTCCACAATTTACACATGTCCAATTATCTCTCTTAAAAACTGCTTCTCTCCATTTCTTATACTCCTTAGAATTTCGTATTTTTATAATCTCTGGCGTTATACCACCTTTCCAATTCCAATGTGTTTTGCCTTTTTGAGTAGCTACCTTTCCTATACTACCCTTACTTATTGACTGTCTATGACTTAGAGATAAATGACTACCTTTCTTAACTGGCGTTATTATCTTACCAAGCTTTCGCCTGGTATCCATTGATTTCTTAATTTCATCTTGACCCCTTTTATATCCAAGTAAAGAACCAGCTATTTTCTCTTTATGTTTTGACGATAACTTACCTGTTTTCTTGCCTTTATTCCACGCTGATTCATTACCATTTTTCCTACGTGTTTCCCATCCTTTTTTGTCACGATTTTGTTGTATATTCATATACAACTATCTTATCACACTCAAGCTATCTCGTCAATTTTATGCCGTTTCATCGTATTGATAATGCATTGTACAGCTTGCACCGGCGACGTCGCCAGCATCAACCTGAATCTGATGCACTAAGTAGTCCGATGATCCTGTACCTGTTAACTCTCCGGTTAAAGATCCACCGATGCCTATGTTTGCATCTGTTGGTTCTGTTACCGGCATAGTTTCCGTAGCGACACTTGAGTCACTTGCGGTTGGCTGAACGTACGACTCCGCTCCACCATAGCTTGTCTCTCTTGCATTAGTTAAATGCACAGCACTACCACCCAAAGCGGTAGTCCTCCAAATTTTCAGATTATCGATTTTACTTGAACCGCCCATCGCAGTAACCACAATCTTTTGCCATTTTTCAAAAGTGTTTTGATCAGGCACGACTGGATTATCGGCGGCTACAAGATTTGGGTCATCGACTGAACCCATGTTTGAGTTTGAGATGTTGGCTGTCTCGTCTTCGCCAACGTCGTTGTACTCATTGATTACCACTGTTGCGGCCATAGTTTTGTATATTAATAATAAAGTTTCTCATTCGGAGGCACGCCGATTGCATGCCCCCTATCAAAAACCGATTATGTCTATGAGCTTGCGCCTGTTTTCAACACTGTTACTGCCTCAGGTAATGCTAACACGTAGCCGACACGTTCCTCTAATCTTAACGCGATCATATCTTCCGTAGCAAGATTTAAGGTTGTGACTCCGTCTGCATCAGTAATGCTTGCCTGATCTAACAGCTTGGCTCTAATCTGTTGTTTGTCACCGAAGATTGCTGATGTCTTCAAGTTAGCGAAGATAACGAATCCTGTAGCGGCCGTTGCCAAAGTCTTATCAGGCATAGCGTCAACCAGTTCAATTGGATATCCGAGGATATCTTCAAGCCCTGATTTGGCTGGCGGTAATAAGAATTGACCTGCGTTGTCTGCGGCAGAGACTGCGTCGGTTCGGAGTTTCCTCAAGTAGCTGTAAATGGTTCGATGCATGTAATACTTCGCACCTGGCAAAGCACCTGATGGTGTTGAGTCTTGCATGTCGATCAACTTCTCGAAGCTGATGTCTGAGACTCCCTCACCTGTACCTAACGATACAACTGTCACGCTACCATTTGCAAGAATACCAGTCCATGGTGATCCAGTACCTCGGAAGAATTGGATGTCTTCTTGCTTTGCGACTGACTCTGCGAATAAGGTTGCGACTAACTCAGTTAAATTAATAGCTGAGTCCTCCAAGATTTCTTCTGTAAACGGAATGATCTTGACCAGTTTCTTCAAGGTCTGAGTGACTAACCCAAAGGTTAGACTGCTTGTTGGCTTTTCGCCACGTTCATCAATCCACTCAGCATCAAAACCTGTTGCTAAGGTTGGGATTTTACGTTCATTGCCGGGTCCAGTAAACGGCAGATATTGAAATTCACGCCTTGCTACGCCGTAGGTAGTTTCAGCAATTCTCAAGACCTCTGTCATCAATTCCTCTGGGATTAAATACCCACCACGGGCATCGCCCTCACCAGAAGCATTGTACTCAGTGGCCTTTTTGTGCATATCTTCAAGGGTTGATTTGTCCCTACCAACTAAAGCTGTGATAAACTTTCGAGTCATCGCACCTTTCTTGGTTCCTAAGTCGCCCTTATCGACACCAGTGTCGATGGCTTTTGTGCGCTGTTTTTTGACGCCAGCTACAAACTTTTCAACAAGTGTGTCTGACACTTTGTCAAACTGTTTAGTGAGTTCACCTTTCTTTTTAGCGATTTCATCTTGAACGCTCTTATCAATAAGTGACTTTAACGCTTTTTCGTCAACGCCACCCTCGTCTTCGCCACCCTCAGCGGGAGCGTCTTCAGCTGGTGCATCTTCGGCTGGTGCGTCCTCAGCAGGAGCTTCTTCGCCACCATCTTCGGCAAATTTAGCTTGCTGTGCTGGGCTCATGACACCAGTATTGTCTTTCAACAATTTGACTTCTTCAGCCGATAGGGCTTTCAAACCCTCTTTCATGAATTTTGCGATCAGTTTTGCGATATTCATTTTTTTAGATTTAGTTTTTTAACCTGTTGCCTTTTCTTTAGCAACTGTCTGATTGTTTTATTGATGTCCCTAACTCTTAGACCGCCGCCCTTGCCTTTAGGGGTTTCGACCTGCTTCTCTATTGCTTTGGCAATATCGGCACTTATTTTTTCTAACTCTTTTGTATCTTGATCTTTAATTTTAACTTCTGATTGTAATTCCTTGACCACGTCCTTGGTTATTTTTTTAATAACTTCTGCATTCTCATTTTTCTTAGATAGCTCTTTTTCCTTTTCTTCAAGCGCTGTTAAATCAATTCCTTTTGTCTTCGCCAATGCCCGGGCGTTTGCCGGCACGTTGCACAGTGATAATTCGTATAAAACATTTACCAAAAGGGTCCGCTTCTCGTCTTCTTCGTTATATTTATATTCTTCGTTCAAGAATCCAACGCTAACGGCTCGCATAAACCCATTTTTATATAGGTTAAATAAAATTTTAGCGAATGGATTTTCTTCGACTGCAAACTTAACTGTACCAACAAGGCTTTCATTCTCATCAAATCCTATTTTTACAACCTGTCCTACTGCAGGAGTCCATTGATCGTGAGCGAATAAAACAACGGGGTTTTTCATGTATTCATCAAGTTTCCAACCTTTTTGGTCAATTACTTCACCCTGTCTATCCTCGTCGCCTGTTGAAAATATAAAATCAATCGTATGCTCAGCCTCATTAACTGACTGTATTTTAACTCCAAGTGTTTTTCTTAGTAATTCCATATGTTTTTAGTATAACATAAAAATAATAAATAAAATACTATTCTTCAAGAGCGGGTCCAATAACACAACGGCAATTCGGTTCTTGCGGATATTCCAGCCCGTTAGAAAACTTGGAGCCTACCTTTACGATCTCTCCGTCCATAGCTAAGTGTGCTTCACGAGTCCGGCTGTCGCGCGTAGCTATCCATTCCTTGTGAGTGGCCACGTCGCTTTGTTTATAAGCCTCGATGAAGCCCTCGTTGTTTGCGGCCGTGCTTTCAGTCCTTGATATCAAGTCGCTTCTCCACGTTGGGAATTCCTTATAAGAGGTATTGATCCGATCGGATATTTTGATCATATCCTCTCCCTCTAAAAGCCCATCGTTAATTGCTCTTGTTATTTTTTCTCGGGTTGTTTTGTTTACTCCCAATCCGAATTTGGTTGCTCTTGCTTTTAGCGTGGTTCGGATTGCGTCTGTCATTTCAAAAGACTTGTCCGGGTTAACCATTCCCATGGCCTCGATGCCTGCCATCCTTGTAACTTCTTCGATGAATGGGAACACGAACTCAGCCCATACAGGCTCAGCCCCTTTATAAAATTTATCTACTGCGCTCGAAGTCTGACTGCCCATTGCCTTACGCTTGCTTCCGTCGCTTGCTTTTGTTAAGTCTTCAAGCTTGCCGAGCATAATTAATAACTCATCCAGTTGCTTGGCAGCCATTTTGTTTGTTTCCGACTTCAATCGTTCTGCTTTATTGTTGATCTGTTTAATAACTAAATTGGCGTAGCTGTTTCTTAGGTCGTCGCCTTTGATCAAAGCTACTGGTATTTTTTTTACCTCCTCGGCCGGTTCGCCTGACTCATCCTTTTTTGCCGGTGCAGGTAACGGTGGTTTGCTCAATTGCTTCTTCACGCCAGCGACAACTTCCTCAGCTATAATAAATCTTTTGCGTAGTGTTTCCTTGCCTCTGAAATATTTAAGTCCCCGGGCACGCTTGTCATCAATCTGCTTCTGCATCCATGCATCTTGAAGCGCCTTTTGCGCTGTCTTCTCAAGCCCACCTGCCGGCACGCTTGAAAGTGGTAGATAAAACTGCCAGCCTCCCTCCATAGGTGGTAGATTCTCTTTGCCCCTGACCTCGTTTATAAGCAACCAGTTTTTCTCGATACCGCTATCGTATTCTTTTAATGTCTGCTCTCTGTCCTCGGGTGTTGGATCCGGGGCTTCAATAAATAAATTCTGGCCGAAGTCCGGAATAATTAACATTTGATTCATGTCCTCTGTTAACATCTGTAACTCGGGCTTGATTGTTTCCGACAGGAATATCTTCATTGACGTTTCGGCATTCGCTCGATTGACGTCGTCTGTAATTGCGATCACTGCTTTCGGTACGTGGAATGCTACCAGTATGTCGTCGCGAGTAAATTTAAGCGACTCGATATAATCCATCTCCCTTTGAGAAATTGAAATCTGTTGATATTTTAAGTCGCCCTCAAGTATTGACAGCTTGCTATTTTTTCCTATGCCTTTGTGCCTGTCGCCCCAGCTGTCCCTGATCTCCTCCTTTTCTTCGTCGCCTACCATGTCCGGTGTCGTTAAAATTGCATCAGGCCGTGCTTGATTTAAAAAGAAGTCGCGCTGATACGAGCTTGCCAGCTTCTCTGTTTCGATCCTTGTGCTTGCACTTGGGATTGGGCTGATACCATAAAATTCATCGAGCGGTGACGGATACCTCATATGCACAATGTCGTCGGCAGCAAAAAATTCTTTTGTCCCGTCAGATTTTAATAACTCATAGCCTTTGATAAATTTGACCTGATCTTTGACGATTGTCATTTTGTCCGGTCGTAAATTCCAAAGCTCAACGACCTGCCCTCTGTCGTTTCTGATCTTGTACCAGAAAACGTCGCCGGTTAATTTCTTATTGATCGTTGTTATTTTTAAAAACTCTGCCTTAGTCTGAAATGGATTCGGTTTAAAAATCAAATCCAAGGCCGTGTGATTAACGACCTCTTTGGTGTCGCCCCTACTATTGAGCAACTGAAATAAACTAAAGTCAGACGCCGATACCTTTTCAGCTATCTTGTCTACGCAACTAAAAACATATAATGACGTTGCGTATTGCTTAAGCATTTTTGTTTTGTCCCAGCCAGTACCACCAGCTAACCTTGATAATAATTCAAACCCGCCGTATTCGACGTATTCTTTTTTTGAGAAGCTTTTAATGACTTTTTGGATGATTCCCATATGGTTGTTTTAATTATAACACTTTTTTAAACGTTTGTAACTCTCGGCACTGGTCGCTTCCTCATCTGCCAAGCAATTGCCCTGGCGAATACTCTATCGTCATGCTTTCCCGGCAAATGCTCGGGTCTATTCGTCTTGGTATAAATCATGTCCCGGGCCTCGTTCTCTGCCTCCGGGTACGTTTCGATGAGATTTCCTTTTCTATACGCTTCTTCGAGGTCTGTTATCATCATTGGCCGGTTGGTACCTGTTAGCCATTCTTTGTGCCTGATCCTCAACTGCTTAGCTTTCTCGACATGCGCCACTCCCACGCCATTCTTCTCGATGCCGAGGTTGATTCTAAATTGCTTTGTTATTTTTTGCACCTTAAGCCAAAAGACATCGATTGGCTCATTGCTTGTGTATTCGTAAATCACCACCCCCTGCGGCTTGTCTGCCGGCGCATCGATTACCGCAAGACAGTGAGCGTCACCTGTGAGCGTACCCTCGGCGCAATCAACTCCGCCATGCAACACTCGCTTGCTTAATGCATACCTTTCCTCTTGTGTTTTCCACTTCGAGATATTATCAAGCGGGATCCTCTGCGATTTGTCTATGGTGATGTCACTAAACACCGATCGCCCAGCCTGTAAAAAACAACTAACATCATCCTCAGGATACTCCTGCCAAAACAACTCCCCCTTATCCCAAATTTTATAACGTCGCCACTTAAGTTGGCCAGCCGTCAAAATAATTTTAAAATCTTCTGCAACTTTTTTAACCAATGCCTTTTCTTCGTCTGTAATACCTGCAAGAAATTCATCATCCGGTACTGCAAACATTTCCTGCACCGACACCGACAACCCCTCCCTTTCTTCTTCCGTCAAAGTATCTGCGCTGTACTCCTGATCAATAAACCATGGTATAAAAATGCAAGTATAAGGGCTCTTGCCGGCCTTTGCCTTGCCCCACATATCATAATATTGCCCTCTGCCGTTTGGCGTTGTCTCAATGTCAATCTGTCCGTACTCGGCGGCCTCGGCAACCCCAGCTAATGTTTTCTCTAAATCCTCG